TGCGCCCCCCAGAAAACCCCCCCCCTAAAGCCCTCCCGCTGTTTTGCCCAAAGGGCCCACGCCTTCAAGGCTGCCGCCCGCCACGCTCACCACTTCCGGGGTTACTGTGTATTCCCCGTTATTGCGGCGCACGGCCAGGGCAACCGTTTTTTTGCTGTTGTTAAACGGGTACTGTTCGGAATTGTTCAGCGTCACGTGGAGCGTTTCCCCGGCCAGGTCTTCCAGCTGCTGCCGGGCGTGCCGGGCCATAACCAGCAGGGCCGCCGCTGTTTCGTGGGCTTCCGAAATGCCGCATTCCATGTGGTTGAAGTTTTTCGCGCTCTGGGGGGTTCCCTCCTGTAAAACCTCCCCTTCCACAGGGATATGCGTGATCGTTCCGTCCCCGTTGTCCTGTTCTGTGTAGCGGTCTTCAAATTCCGTTACATGGTCAAGCCACTGTTTTTCTGTGTACACGGTTTACACCTCCTGTTCCAAAAACTTAAATGTGAAGCGGTACAAAACCCCTTCCTGGGCTTCTTCCAGAAGAATCCCTTCCCCCTTCGTGGCCCACAGCTGGCGGTTTTTGTTGTACAGCTGCACTTTTTGGACGGTCACGCTTCTGCTTTCCTCCGGCGTGATCTGGATATACACCGCTACGCGCCCGTCTTTCATCCGCTCCCGGCGGTGGATCGGGCATTTGATTTCTTCCCCGTCCACCGTTACCATGGCATAGGCAATAATATCATCCAGAAACGTTTTCACGTCCTCAAATGCCTGGGGTTCCAGCATGGTTTTTCCTCCTTCCTTACAATTTCCGGGGACTTCCGCACCGCTTAGAATTATACTTAAACGCCCTGCCCTCCACCGTTCCGGCCCCGTCTTCGTCCGCTATTTGCGGTATGACGTTCCGGCCCGGCGCTGTCCCCGCAATGGGCACGGCATACGTGCTTCCTTCCACTTTCGTTTCTGTAACTACTTCCGCCGCCGCAATGGCGCTTTGTACGGCCCTGCGCGGCTCTGTACCTGCTTCCACAGTTCCCGCCCGTGTGTTTGTATACCTTGACGCTTCCGCTCCCGTCTGGGCGGTTATATGGGCTTCCTGGGCATGGAACACTGTAGCGCGGCGGGGGGCGGTTCCGGCCTGGGGGGTATTGTAGACAACCGCCGCCGCTTCTGTTTCCGCTTCCACCGCCGTTTCCCTGCCTTTGAAAATAACATTGCGCTGCGGCATCGTTCCGGCTTGCGGGTTGTTGTAGACAGCCGCCGCCGCTTCTGTTTCCGCGATCAGGCTTGCTTCCGCCGCACCGCCAGAAACGGCCCTGCGCGGCTCTGTACCAGCTTCCACGGTTCCCGCCTGGGTGTTTTTATACCCATAGGCCGCACGGCCTGCCTGGATGGTTATGCGGTCTTCCCGGCCCCGGAAAACAACATTGCGCTGCGGGATGGTTCCGGCTTGCGGCGGAGTGAAGATAAACCCCGCCGCCGCCGTGCCTATGATAATAGCGGCGTTTGCCACGCCGCCGATCATAATCCGGTATGGATGCGTCCCGGCCCGCAGCGTATCCGTTAGCGGGTTGTGGTACACAAAATAATCTGTGTGCGTCTGTATGATGCAGGTAATCCGCGCCTGGTACACCACGCTTTCCAAATGGGAAGACAGGCGCTTATACATATAGACGGCCTGCACAAGCCGCTTGAAGCTTACGGTTATGTAGCTTTCCGTAACGTCACAAACAATCCTGAAATGATGCGGTTCCCCTCCATACTCAAACCATTCTTCCACTTCACTTTCCGGCCACACGCTCCCCAGCGCCGTTTCTACAGCGTACTTTGTCCCCATGCGCTTATGCACCCGAACACTGTTTTTTACAACTTCCCGTTTCACCTTTAGCGGCATATCGTAGTCGTACCAGTCAACGTGCATATCATAGGCCAAAATATCCACCAGCGCTTCCGGCAGTTCGTCAAATCGCGAATAGATCAGCACATCGTTAAGATGTCCGCTCACTTTCAGCGCTTCCGCCGCAAACCCTTTCGCCAGCGCGATCATTTTCGGGTCATGCTGTAGGGCTGTCGGGAAAATCTGTGTGAAGTCGATACTATAAATATCGTTATTCATCCTCTGTTCCCCCGTTCAGAACCGTTTCCCCGGTCAGCCGGGCCACGGACGTTTCGGGGACAACCGTAAAATCAGGCTTCCGGATCTCCGCCCTTTTCAGTCCTGCTTCCATCAAGAAATTGTGCAAACGGGACGGGTTAATATCCCGCCCCATCTTTTCCGTTTGCCATTTGATATATGCGGCCACAGCGCTTCTTGCGTCTCTTTCAATGATCGTGCTGCTGGTTTGGCTGTAGCGCGGGAGATAGATTGTCACATCAACAGAAAATGGGACTTCTTCTGGCTTTGACACGATCACCCTATCTGTCAGCGGTCGAACCGTGCTTGCGTTCAAAGCGTCTTGAATTTCCTGCATGGTTGCTTCCGTGGGCATTTCCCCGCCATTCAGCAGCACCCGTATATCAACCAGCCCCGGTTCCGGGCTTGTGGCAGTCACGTCCGCAATGGCTGTTGAAACGCTCTTGACGTGGTAAATATACCCGCCTACGGGGCCAGCTGTGCTAAACCCTTCCATGCTTTCCCGCAAGCGCTCATAGTAGCTTTGATCGCTTTCCTTGTCCGCGCCGCCAGCTGTCCGCGTGATATTCTCCACTTTCCAATAAAAGTCGTAGGTGTCCATAATTTCTTTGATCTGCCCGGTGGCTATGTTGTTCCCCACAATTCCCGCCGTCTGGCACTCGCCCAGAACGTCCCCGTATGTGTCCCCGGCGTGGATCTCCAATTCTTCCGTTGTGGAAAAGACAATTTCCCCGTCAAAGTTGATCCGCGTGCCCTGCGGCACAATGACGCTTTGCGGCTGCGGCTCCGAAATGTGGAAGCGGAAAATGGCGGTTGCCCTTGCTTCCGGCAGGCGGAACGTGTCTTTGAACAGCTCCCCCAGGCTGTCCAGGTATTTCCCGTTTGCGTAGCGCGGCACATTCTTTTTTGCGGTTTCGTTGATTATAATCCGTTGCTGGACGATGATTGCCGCCGTATAGGCTATATACAGCCGTTCCGGGGAAGCCGGATAAACTTTCTTCTTCTTCCCGGTCATTTTCTCATACATCAGTTCCCACAGCGCAATCAGGCTGTTTTCTATGGTTTCCGTGTCGGTTTCCACAAATTCAATATCTGGATATTCCCGCTTAATCAACGTCCCGCACCCCCTCAATTTCAACCGTTATATCCATGTCACCGCGAACGTTGCCTGCTTCCACCGTGATTTCCCCCAGGATCGCCCGCGGTTCGTACTGTTCAAACTGATCGTGGATATTCGCCACGATTTCATTTGCCACCACGTTTACAGGGCGGTGCAATCGGTCTGTGTTCATGCCCAGTCCCCGTATAAACGTCACAGACTTTAAGTAACTGTCAAGGATGATCGCGCCGTTTATCAGCACTTCTTCTTCCACCGTCTGCGGGTCAAGGCAAATATCTTCCAGAATTTTTCCGTTGTTCTTCAAAATCCACGACACGGCGGCTACCTCCTGGCGTATTCTTTCAGTGACAGCGTGGTATTTGCTGCCCAGCAGTTCCCCCGGTTGTCAAATGTCTTCAATTCTGCGGACATTTTGGTAATGGCCCATTTATAGCCCCCGTAGACGTGGCCGCCCAGCACCAGACGTTCCACCGTCCCGCTTCTGATCATGGCCCGCAACCGCTCCACTTCCTGTATCGGGTTCGTGCCCAGGAAGACAGAAAACTTAATGGGCAGGTTGATTGTTTCCGGGTCAGGCCCCAGAAATTCCAGAAGATCCGGCATCATGTGCCGGTCGTGCGTGGCGTAGCTTGCGCCCACGTCCCATTGCAGTTTTTCAAACGTCCTTATTGTGTTGCTGGATACGACAAAGGACAGCGAACCAAAACCGCCCAGCTTCCCCACGTTTTACACCTCCCCTACAACGTACCCGTCCCCGCTCCCGTCCGGGCGCATGATGCACAGCACCCACGCCCCCGGTTTCGGGTTCCAGTCCATTACATAGGCTTCATGCTGGTGTGGGCAATGGTCACACGCTATTTTTACCAGATCGTCTTCCTGATCCGGCGGCTGCTTGTTCGGCGCAATGTGGCGGGGCCGGGCAATAAATTTCAGTTCCGAACTTTTCAGCCCGTTTTTGTCCTCGAACTTTACGCGTCCCTTCCGTGTTACCGCGTCAAAAGACTGCACCACGCCGATCCTGATTATCCGTTTCAGCGCGTCCAGTATATCTTTGTCCATTTGCAGGGAAGCGCCGTTTTGTCCCGCCATCAATACCCCTCCAATATCTGCACTAATTCAATGTCGGTGGTATATCCGCCCAATAGCTTGTGTTTGGCGCTCTTTACCCGGTATTTCCGGTCAAAGGACTGGAAGCCCCGCAGTTGAACCACCACGCCCGCCACAAGCTGAACGTCCCCAACCATAGAAAAGCTGGCCGTTATTTCCCCTTCGTTCTTTTCCCGCAAGCGCTTTTTTGCAATGCGCATGGCTTCCGCCGTGTCCGCAACTTTTTCGTTGATTTCCAGCACTTGCCCCGTTCCCGCGCTGCTGTCCGGCGTGAACGTGTATTCTATCGTTTCTTTCTTTTCGGAATCGGAATAGCTTACATGACAGCTTGTGTACGCTGTATCCTTCATGTTTGTTGACAGGTTAAAAGAAAGAATATCGCTGCTTCCGTAAGTAATTGTTTTGATCGGCGGTTTTCCGTCATAGTCCTGCTTGTCAAAAATGACAACAGACAGCGCGGTAATTTTCAGCGCTTTTCCCTCCGCATGGCAAAGCGTCTGCAAAAACCGTATATCCGATTGCTGTACCTGCTCTTTTTTGCTGTACTTCGGATTTTCCGCGCATTCATACATCAAAGACAGGCCGGCTTCCGCCGCGATCTGCGCGGCGATCGCCTGTAGGCTTGTATTCTCCCAGCTGCGGCATTTCTTCTGCATCCGCAACGTTGACGTATAAGGGATTGACGTGCCGCTCAACGTTGTTTTCATGGGCGGCCCCGCAAGCTTTGCGCTGTCAATCTCAAACGTTCCGCAGTTCAGAACGCCGGAACGCCCGCTGCCGTTCCAGTCCAGTTGCGCAAGTTGTACCTGCACCATTTTAACGGATGTGGCCGCCGGGCCGCTCCCTGCGCCGCTTCCGCCGCCGCTGGCGGCGTTTCCGGCTCCGCCCTGGGTATCCGTATCCCCCGCCGCCCTTGCGTCCTGTACGGCTTCTGTAGGCGTTGCCGTTACTTGTCCTCCGGTTGTGATCTTGAACACTTGCCCAGGGAAAATTAAATCAGGATTTTTTATTCCGTTTTCCTGTACGATCTGGTTATACTTTGACGCGCTCCCCAAATACTTTGCCGCTATGGCTGACAGTGTATCCCCGCGCTGTACGATATAATCTATCGTTTCTGTCGGGGCCACTTCCTTTTGTACCAGTTTTCCGGTATCCGGCGGCGCGATCGTTGCTTTTACTTCTAACCACTGTTTGTTCCCTTCATTTGCGGCGTTGTCATAGGATATTTGAAGATCGTCCGCTGCGTCTTCCTCGTTGTCTGTGTATGTTGCCGACAAAAGGCGGTCTGTCAGGTTTTGCGGAAGCGTCCCGCCGATTGCCACCACGCGCAATTCAACCCGCCTTGCCCTGCTCATTCAAGAATCCCCCTTTTCCACGGCGGCAACTGCATATCCACCGGATCTTCCGCCGCCGGGATGGTAAGAACCACCCCGGCGGGAAAGATAACGATAGCGGCGTGATCTGCGTTCGCCTTAATCAGCTGATCCGTGTATAAGACGCTCCCCATTTGCTCATAGGCGATCTTGTCCCACATATCGCCTTGTATGGTTCGGTATGTCTTATTCATAAACCATCCTTCTTTCGTCTTCCGCTTCCTGCCGCTGTATTTCTCGGAACTCCCGGATCAATTTCTGGTTGTTTTCTTCCAGTTTTTGATCCAGATCGTCCGGCTTGTCCCCCTGCACTATGATCGTGGGGGAATTGTTTACGGTTATGTTTTGCGTACCGCCGCCGCGTCCGGGGTTCCGTGTAACTTCCGGCGCGGTCTTCACTTCTGCCACAGGGTTCCCCCCGTAGCCGCCCACCTGCACCGCCGCTGGCGCGGCCTGCACCGCTGCGGCGGCCCGGTTGCTTGTTTCCAGGATCTTTTGCGTCCGCTCCGCCGTGTATACGGTCATGCCTG